TTTTTAGTCTTGTTATTGCTTCCGATAAAAGCTTTGATTGTGATTTGTTCTATCATTGTGTGCTCCTAATTGTTAATGTGCCTCGCTTGACTGTCTTAATTATAGCAAAGTTACATTCATAATGCAAGCATTTTGTGTGCATTTTACCAAAAAAGTCAGAGATTTTTATTAACCTGTGGAAAACTCACTTCCCGTAAAATATATAGCGATATTCTTTATAAAGTCTAATGATAATACGTTTTAACATAAGTTTAATTTTACCAAATAAAAAAGCTGCCCGACCTGACAATCAAGCAGCTTAGCCCATAATCTTATTATATCAGTTGTTCGGGATTTCCGAATTACTCAACAGCCTCTTTCATCTGACGTACTAAGTCTAGAATAATAGTCTTAGCGGCAGATAATCCAGCTGCGATTGCAGACAATGCAGTAGCCATCGTTAAGGCATACAATTCGTGCCAACTCGCCGCGAATAGTAAGTTCACTAGATTTACGCCAGCCAGCAAAAATGTTGCGATAAACGTTTGCAAGAACGTCCATCCAGCACGAATAGCTACGTCTTTATAATTGATATTTTTTAATGCTTCTAATTTCATATTTCCTCCTTATTTCTTAAATAGGCTTATTAGAAAATCGATAATTAGCTGTAGTAGGCTTTTAGTTGGTTTTTCGGTCTTTACTTCAGGTTTTGGCTCTGGTTTTATTTCAGGCTTAGCTTCAGGCTTTATTTCAGGTGTCTCAGGTTGCTGAGGTTTACTCATCGCCTTTAATTCGTCTATAGATATTTTCGACGTTGAAAAATCCAAATTAAATCCGTCAATCTTTCCACTTTCTGTGTACTGATGAATAAGCGAGCCGTGTGCGTAATTATCTTTCGTTCCGTAATTCGGGTACCAATCTACTCGGTCCAAGCCTAATTTCTTAATAATGCTTTCACCTGCATAAGTAAAGACCTGTTTCCCAGTTTTCTGTAGCACAATGTTACTAAATACTGCGATTTGTTCAGCTGTACCCTCAAAGTCTGGTTCAAGATCAATAAATAACAATTCACCAGCCTGATTTCCTAGAGTTTCAATGCACTTTACAAAGTACTCAGCGTTCTGTTCTGCCTCTTCTCTAGTTGAAAAGTATGGTAACCAGTAAAACCCTAGTAATTTACCAGCTTCACGAGCTTTATCTGTGAATAATTTAGCACGTGGGTCTAATTTGAACTCATTTCCACCGAATTTCTCGCCAACCCAGCCAGTTTTCACGATTACTCCACCTACTTTGGGGAAGATATCTACAACTTTTTCATTCTGATAGTTAGAAATGTCGATTATTTGCTTGCCATAGTCTATTTCTGGCGTATCTTGCGACTTAGGGGTATCCACAGTTTCCTCTGGAAGGTCATGTGTACTTGTATCGGTAAATGCACCACTCCATAAATAGAGAGCATTTTCCTTGGATATGAACCAAACGTCATTATTTTCAATACTTTCACCACGACACCAAGCTTTCATGTCGATAATTGTATTTCCATTTATAATTTGAGCTACATCACTTGACGTATTTGGTGCTTTTCTAGCACGAACGCCACTTTCCACTGCTTTACGCTGATATCCCTGAATATTATTCTTAGGGGTGAGGTCTGGCAAATCGTGTAAATCCTTATCCTCGAATAGCTGACGACTCATATATTTTCCACTTCGAGCAGTTACATACCAAACAGTGTCTCCAGCGACTGATTGACCGTTGGTAACGTAGCCTTTCATAGCGATGACGTCGCCTTTTTCTAGTTCCTGAAAAATAGCTGAATTTGTGTTAGCTTCGTCGCGAGCGTTGCCGTCCTCTTCCATTTTTCTGTCTGTTGGTTGAGTTTCGTCGTAATCTTCAGCAATCCGTCGCCCATCACAACAATAAGAGAAGCCTAGATAATCAGGTCCGTAATTGCCCATCCAGTTCATCAATTCTTCAATACTGTTATAAATCCCTCTTGCTCCACTGTGAACTTCGCTATCGTGGATTTCGATTGAGCCATCCTCACGCTTTCGCATTAAGAACACGTGTCCATCTTCTACATACTGACCTCTCGAAAATCCCAAAAATCCTACCACCCAGATGCCCACAGGTGCGTGTCCAGTATTTATTCGACCCGCATTCAGCTCGTTTAGATACGCTGTTTGAGCGTTCGGTGAGCGGGTTAGTGAGTTAATCGCATCATCTACATACTGCAAGCACCAGCCACTTTGTGCGCCGATATTTAGATTTGGCTCATAGGTTTGTCGAACTGGCATTATTTACTCCTCACTTGTGTTTGAACTTCTTCTTTTAATTCCGTAACGGTTTTATTTTGTTGAATTAAGTTGTTGGTTGCATAAATCGCTAATCCCACAAGTGCGATTGCGAATAATTTTGCCAGATTACTTGTTACCAGGCTCCAAAAATTCATAACGCCTTCGATTTCGCTACGCTTGACGTATTTTACTTCTGCCTCTTTTTCGTGTTTTGCTAGCTGTGCTTGAGTAACATTAGCTTGTGCGATGTTTTCAATTCGCTCTAGCATGACAGTATGTTTGTCTACGCCATCCTTAATGTATTCGACCTTAGCTTGTAACGCTCCAAATTCTTTTGCTGATACTTCTGGTTTTTCGTTCATAATATAAATTATGACTTCTTGTCGTTATCTAATATGGGAACGTCATAGTTCGCACGTCTATATAGAACGTCTCTGTTGCGTTCTGATTAATAATAGAAGTATCGTACGGATTAAATATCGACAGTGCGCACACTATTTTATTTTTTGATTCGCGCCAGCCAGAAATAAGCACAGAAGTAGGCGTTGTGCCGCCGCCTGAAACCGCAAAAGTTCTTACGAAGTCTATTTTAGACGCCGTGATAGCTCTGTCTGAATTTGTAGAGGTGCTGACTAGTAATCTTAAAATCCCAACATTAGTCATATTAATCTCTTGTTTTTGAAAATACACAGTATTGCTTGCTATCGATATGCCACCAGGTAGAGTAAGGCTCATAATACTTCTGCCGGTAGCGCTGATAGTTGCGTAATCGCTACTGATATTAAAATCGTCTGGATAATTATTCATCAGCGTACATCCTATAGTGATATTTTGTGACTGTATTAAAAAATTCTTCTCTATATGACAGCGTTAGTGCAGTCTTATCTACGAATGCACTATACCCACTGTTAGCCCATAACTCTAAAGACGCATAAGACAAAGAATTTATCTGTCCGTTCTGCTCTAACCATAAGAGGACTAGTGGTTTATATCCAAGATTATGCACAATCCGAACTTCTTCATTAGTATTAACAAGTACAGTTCCAGCCTTGTATAGCTTTAACTGATTATTATCAGTGTTAAAAGTCATGTCGTGATAATGACTTGTGAATGATGCTTTTCGATGAGGCTCTAAGGCGAACCCTATGATTCGAAAATAAAACGTAACAGCAACATCAGTTCTATTTGACGTGCTTATATGGATTAAATTATTATCCACACGAACGTATGACAAATACTGATATTCACCTCTGTTATTGAAACCGCTAGTATTCACCTCGAATGCATTTTGCGAAAAATCGCTAGAAGTCGAAAATTGTGCTATCGGCAAAAACGCAGAGCCGTAAGGGTTTGGTATAGTTATGTCGTTATAATCATGCGCGTTGACAGGTACTGGTATAGTATCGCTACGATAAATTACCTGATCAATTGGATAATCGCTAGATAATACAAAGTCTTTTATCATTCTTGCTCCAAAAGCTCTATAACGTCTTTACCTTCTTTACTCACCCACAGACCGACCCTAGTAGCGTAAGCACCGATTTTAATACGCTTATATGCTCCGTCAGAAAACAACAGACCACTCCCATCCAGCACCACGAGTTCCCTGCGATTTACGGGGTCATAAATAACAAGCCTGCCTGAACCTTCCTCGATACGCAGTTGTCCAGTAATCGACGAGATAATAGTTGAACCTTTTAATTTTAGAACTTCTTTCATTAGAATGCGTACACTTCCTCTCCGTTATAGACTGATCTGTCATATTGAGCGAACATATAAACTTTAGTCTTCCTGACCTTTAATTTAGTAGTTAATTTACTATCGCTTAATTTCTGAGATATTGCGATAATTTGATAAACTCCGCTTGCCAGTCGAGTATCTAGTTTAATCGAGTCCCCTATTTGCATTGACGGTGAACCCTTAACCTCTAATTCCAGCATCGGGCTGTATGTTGCATAGCCTCTAAATACTGACTGCGTGAATGCTCTTGCATTTTCATAGTTTCCAAAAAATGGGTTGTCGTTTATTTCTAGAAGATAATCTTCATCATCGCTCCAGTTGTCGTCAAAGGCTTCATAGTCCAATTCATCAATTTGCTTTGATGGCTCGCCCCAAAGAAACACTCTGTCAATTTCAACTGGATAAAATAAATCACTAGTAAAGGTTAATATTGCTTTACTAGGTGTTAATTTTAGCGAGCATTTCACGCCTCGATCGACCTCGACGCCGTTAGCGGTTTTTGCTGTGAACCATGATACATCAGCATTCTCACCCAATTTTGGCTCAATTAAATCAGCACACGGATCAGACAAACTAACTTCACGAACAATTGGTAGTCCACGTTTTACAACCCAAAGATTATCTGTGTTTTTACCGCTTGAGGTCTTTTCTGCGACCATCTGATAAGGTGCGATAACACGGATAGGTGTTTTAATTTTAACGTGATTAACAATGCCAGAACTCTTCGAGGGTGTTATCGATATCACATTGTCGTCATCTAGTTTATAGTGAATGTTTTCTGCGACATCAGAGCCACGTCCTTTGAATCTTATTAGTCCTTCCTCATCTTGCCATAGTCTGCCATTTTCAGCTTGAACTAACTTTTTAACGATATCTGCCAATGAATCGTTTTTATTCGGGAAAAATATAGGTACAATGTTTGTTGCCCCTGAAAAGGTAAATTGATGTGGTGCAAACCCTAAACCTTTGAATATCTCAGTTAAAATATAGTCTGTTTTTTTATAGGCCATTGGCGGTAATTCAGGCAGAGGCTGAGATAATGCCCAGTTTAGAAAATCAAAAGCCGAAACTGAGGCTTCTGCTTTTCCTGGCTCTGCGTCAGGTAGCATATTAGTAAGCCCCACAAATTGAGGCACGTTCTCTTCGCCGAAACCGAGCCACGCTCGAGTGGGAATATTTGGCTTAATATATTTCGCGATTGGGCTATTCGAATATGGCACAAAATAACCGTCGTGATTAGCTAATTCAAAATCAGCAATCGCTGACTGTACCGAATATGGAAACTCAACGGAACGATTAACTGCAACCGATTTAATCCTATTTGAGATATCATTATAAGCATAGGTGTCCCATATCTGGACAGGAGGCTGACTTGCGATATCTGACGCATATAAATCACCGCCTCCGTATGTTGATTGGTCGTACACTCCCCACGAGATATTTTCATTTCGAGTTTTGTCCCACGCCATAGCAACACGCCACGTGAGCGGTCTAACCCAAGATTTCGCCAGTTTCTTAAATCTATCGCTAGTAACTAACATCTTATTGTCCCACGTTCTGCCCAGTTTCAACCATCGTTAAAGTAATACTCTCTACATCACCGCACAGGTTTATGACGTCTTTTTTACTGATGGAAATCTTCACTGGGATATTAGTAGCTGAGCCGTCAGATAGTGTAAGTAGTGGATATCTATTAGTTGTATATTGTCTTTGTACAAAACCCCACAACTCAGCAAATTCCTCTTTGGTCAAATGACCAAAAGTATTAGTCCAAACTCTTTTGTGATAAACATAGTCTGTATATACATTTCCTGACAAAACAGTAACATCGGTCTCTCCGAAATTAGAATTCTCAGAAAATGGGCTTGAAATGTATTCATGATTCCAAGTTTTTGAAGTTGTAGAATCGGTTAATGTCATCTCTTTCATGCGAACCTCGCTTTCTGGCTCTGTTCAAACGCCTGCATAATTTGGTCAGCAACTTTTCGCCTTTCATCTGGAGAAGTTGCGAATACGCCGCTTACATTGATGGTGATTTGTTGTGATGGCTGTGTATTTGTTTCTTTTAGTACTTTAGTAAACGTATCTGCCATAATTTTTTGTGGCGTAACGATTTCTGGGTTAGCCTTAGCTCCTAAATATTCACCAGCGATAACAGGTGTAGCTGTAGTCAAAACGCCACCCTTTGCTAGTCTTGGAAGACTGAATCGCTGAATATTAGGTATATGTACATTAGGGATCTTATTTATGATACTTAAGGCTCCATTTAATAGATCTATAGGCTTGTTTATGACCCTCTCGATTTGCGCTATCAAGCCGTTTATCAAGCCTTTACCGATACTTACAACACCATTCCAAGCTTTAACTCCAATGTCTGCCGCCCAAGAACCAAAATTACCTAAAGAGTCCCGCATCGGCTTCCAGAATCGACCACCTCCAAAATCGAAGAAGTCAACAGTCGCTCGCCACATATCATCTAAGAATTTGCCGAACGTGTATTTTGCGTCATCTGCCTGTTGCTGATCGAGCGTCTTCAATTTATTATTTAATTCTTCTCTTTGTTTTTTCAGCTTCTCTAAGGTTTCTCCATTATTTGCAAGAATACCAGCATTTGTTTCGGCGTTATTAGATAATGCATCTTGTTTCTGTTGTTGAAGTGTCGCTAATTGTTCGTCGCGTCGCTCTTTGAGGCTTTCAATCTCATCTAGCTTAATCATATTCTGAACACTAGCTAAATCAGCACGATGCTTATCTTGAAATGCTAATTCAGTATTAAGCTGTTGTTGTAAGTCAGCAAGTTTCTGATCTCTCTTGAGTTTGTCTGCGTTATTTTCAGCGTTTAATTTCTCTTGATTTGCCGCAAATTGTGCATCGTACAACGCCTGCTCTTTGTCCAATGCGAATTGTAACTCAGTGAGCTTTTGAGCGTTGTAAGAATTGTTGAAATTCTGTAAAAACCTAATCTGATTGGTTAAAGCTTGGACCTTGCTTTCGTGCTCTCTAATTTCCTCGACTTGAGATTTTCTAAATGAGGCAGACCTCTTGGCTATTTCAGCGTCATAGTTAGCATTTTCCTCAGCGATTTGTTTTGTTAGGTCTTTAATTGTATCTTCATGTTTGACGCGGATGTCATTTAAGTCTCGGCTATAATCTCGCCATATTTTAGCCGCTTGAGCCTCTAATTTGTCTAACTCTTTAGTAAGTTTTTTAGCAGACTTTGCCGCCTTATCCATGCCTTTAGACGAACCGCCAGCAGATTTCTCAAGTAGCGCAATCTGAGCATCAACACTCGCCAATTGAGATTTCAGACTCTCAGCACTCTCTCCACTACCACCAGCCGCAGAACCAAGTATCCCAAACGCTTGTGCCGCCATCACCGCACCAGCAGCGATTGCAGACAGTAACGCTATAATTGGGTGGCTCATAAACGCAAACATCGCCGCTCGGGCTAATATGAATCCTTTTTGCAATACAAATAACCCACCAGCAACAAGCGCGAATGTTACGATTCCTGAGCCTGCGACCTGTATAACGCCGCTAAGCTGCATTAGAAATGGTCCGATAGCTCCTGCCAATCCACCAACAGCGTTTAATATAGTCTCTATTCCTGCACCAACTCCAGCCAAAATTGTCCCAATGTTACTTGCCCCCAGACCTTGAATGAGGTTAGCCATGCCTCTAGTAATAGCAGTCTCCATGTTTGTAAATGAAGTCTGAAGACCGCCAGTAGCTTTTTTCACTGTTGAATCGAGCGATTCAATCCCTCCACCGCCATTGTGATCTAGTTCTATAAGCTTTTGAGTGAGTTGCTCAGCGGATAACTTGCCCTCACTGCCCATTTCTTTGAGCGCGCCCATGGTAATGCCCATCTCTTTTGCAATAGCCTGCAAAACAGGTGTCATGCCTGAGTTTAGCAAGGAGTTAAACGTTTGAGCCTGAACAGCTCCACGTCCAAAGTCTTGCGAAAGCTGAGTTATAGCATTGTCCACCATAGCACTTGAACCACCGTATGCTAGAATGGCGTCGTTTATAGCCTTAAATGCTTGCTCTCCAGCAACCATTGAACCAGAAACAGCGACAAGACGTTGCACACCCCTTACGGCTTCATCAAGAGATGTAGGCAACCCTCTGATATCTTCATTTAGCTGTTGCATTGAGCGAGAGACTTGCTCGCCAGATTGTCCCATTGCTTGAAATACACGAGCGGCGTTATTTAGCGTGTCTACACGCCTTACAGCTGCGCCAATTGAATTTGTAACAAGTCCTATGGCTTTATCTAGAAGTAACATTGAAGCACCAGCACCCGCGCCTATCGCTAGATCTTTTTCTAAACCAGAACCCTCTTTTTTCAAGCCATTGAGCTTTGATTTCATAGAACCAATATCAGCATCTAGCTTATTCAAAGCTAGTCTGACATCATATGAAATCTCGCCAACGTTACTCATCAAATGCTATCTCCGACCTCTTCTTCAAATCTTTCTCTAACGCACTAAAACCCTCTTTGGAAAACGCACCAGCAGTTGCGTAATAAGTTGCTGATTGATTCTTAGCAGTCATTTGGTTATGCACAGCGTCGGCGGCGTCAATCAGCATCAAAGCCTCGTCTAAAGTGAACGGAACCAATACTTTCTCAAAACTGTCACCATTCTTCTCGAATGATTCAATATACCCACGCTTCACTGCCTCGACAGCACCCCAGCCAAGATATACACCTAATTTAGCGATAATCCACATCTCAGGTGCGACTTTTGCTCCAGTAGCTTGTCGTGTAGTACGCTCCTTGTATCGCTGCTCAACACGTGCCTTTTCTTCAGGAGTAAGTAGGTCTTTTAAGTTGACTACTGCCACTATTTACGCCTACTTTCTCGGTTAGAAAAAATGTCATTAAACAAATCCTGAATAGCTAAACTAGACAAGCTACCTAGCATTTCCATTGCTTTTTTAGAATCATCGAAACAGCCAGCATAGATCTCAATCTCTTTTTCTGCAAGCTCTTCACGCTCTGCTAAAAGCTTATTCCCACGGTCTACTTTCTCGACAACACTCTTGTCATTGTCTTTGATTTTTGACCTGTCAATTTTCTGAATTTCTGCCTGTAGTGCCATTAGCTCATTTATAGCTTTGACAGATAATCGTGTAATCTTATTAATCTCTAGGCTTTCATTTGACCCTAGCGGGCGTACTTTTAATACTCCGTATGGTTCACCGAAATCAACCTCTTTATAACCTTGATATTTTGATAGATTTAATTTAATTGTCATATTATTTACCCTTTCACATATAATTTTGAGCTTTTATCGTTAGTGTAGGGACTTTTCGGACAAGATGTGGTAATGTATAAATGTCATACTAATTTAATAAAATAGGATTTGAGAATGAACAGACAAGAAGGGATGTTAGCCAGGGCTAGAGAACTTAAAGCCATGCTTAACGAGGGGATAATTACCAAGGAAGAGTTCGAGCAAGAGAAGAAAAAGTTATTATCTCAGAAAAATACAGTAGACAAACAAGATAAAGGCTCATCAAACATAGAAAATCTAGAACAGGAATTATTACGTAAAAACAGTAAACCAATAGAGAATGTGCTTGCTATAGCGGCAGTATTCTCTATGAGCTACATGAGCTTTTTATTTTGGGAAGGTTACCACAGAAGTGTATCATCTAATTTAGCAGAATCAGGAGCGACAAATGCCTCAAATCCGTCAGCCATAGCGTTTGGAATCGTATTATTCTGGTTTATACACTGGCTTGTATTCGTTATGTTTACCACCAATATGGCTCGAAAACGAGGACGGTCAATACCGCTCGCTATTTTAGGGGCATACTTCTTCGGACTTTTGTCAGTGTTCTATTATCTTTCAAAGGGAGATAGTACAGAACTAAAGGTGCTCAAAGAAGAGAAAGTGCGCAAGCAAATCAGATAACAAAATACCACTCAAACGAGTGGTATTTCTAGCAAACGAGCTTTTACTATTCAAGTGGTTTCACTGTTTGAGTTTGAGGGTCGTATTTGCCCTTTTTATCTTTGATACCTGGTCCATAGCGGAAGAAGCCCTTAGCTGTGCGGTTCATCTGGAAGGTTAATTCTAGAGTTGAATCGTCTCCACTAGCTGAAAATGTAGTATCGAAGCTGTCTGGTAGCGTTACACTATATACGTGAACGTCAAAGTCGTCATTAGCTTCACAGACTGGGTGAATGTGCAATGGAACGGTAGTTGCGGAACTTGCACAAGCTCCAGCACCCCAGGTTACACTACCAACTGTCTGTTTTGTGCCTGATGCTGCTTCATATAGTCCAGCGTAAACAGCCTTGACACTTTCTGGACCAGCCAAATAAAGAGTAAGTGTTACTTCTGATGTATCAGCTCGACCGCTTGGACGACGAATAGTACCACCTTGAGTTTCAGTTTCTGTCGTTCCGCCTTCATATTTAACGGCGATGTCTCCCAGCATGTCCTGTGGGATTACCAGCTGACCTAGATAGACTTCTTTTGGTCCATTCTGCTTTGCTAGTGCTTTTTTGAACTCTTCTACGTTCATATTTCCTCCTTTTAGTTAACTCTTGCAAGCCCCGTTATTGCGTAAATCATTCTGCCCTGAGTATCCCTTTCGACAGATGTTGGCGTTGATATTGATTCAAAAACCACACAATCAAAGCCTTCGTCTGTGTAACTGGTCTCAGGTAGAGATATACTCACGCCGAGCTTATTAGATAGAAATTCAGATATTCTAGCCAATCTCTTGTATCCGTCCAAATCATCTGTTCCTCGTGAATAAAGTTCAAATGAGTATGTAGGACGAACGCCTCTCGACTGGTTGCCGCCTATATCAGAGATATAAACGCCTTTCCTGTCGAGAGTGAGCTTATTCCAGAATAAATCTTTATCAATTTCACCGAATTCGTTGTTTTCTAGATATTTAAGAAGCGACAGTGAAAATACTTTCATCGAAGACCTCCCTTAAAATCAATTTGTTTCTTGACACTCTCACCTGCTTTTTCTAGATAATTCAACGTTTGTGGGTTCTTTTTGTTTTCATAGTGACGACGCTTTGCGTATGGGACATCACCGCCACCGAATACAACACTTGTAGTATCACCATTATCTACTAGTCGTACGCTCTGCTTTAACGCTCCAGTATCAACTGGTGCTAGCATCTGCGCTCGTGACATTATAGCCTGAGCAATACCCTTTCTCTTGTTCTTAGCGTTCACTGCTTGAATTCTCTGCCAAGCGTCAATATTATTCTTGAGCTTCACCATAGTAGTCTCCATAATCTGCGCGCTCCAGAGTCAGAGTGTAATGCTCTAATGTGTCTGTATCGAAGTTCATGCCAGCAGTCGCACCTACAATTTGATAAGAAACTCCATTGACATTAACACCATGACCTACAAACATGTTAGTACTTGTAAAGTCTATAAAATCGACAGGCTTTACGTGCAGTGTCGCGGTCGAATCAGTTGTTTGAATGTTGTTTGATGTCGTAACTCCACTACGCTGCTTAAAAACGCCAGACAAACCTGTGTGCTGATTTATAAGGTCGCCACGCACTGTTCCTTTGGTAATCTCCAAAAAAATGTAAGGGGTCGACTTAAATACATCGAATACGGTCATTTCTTATCTCTCCTGAACGTAATGTGATTTGACTACATTGACTGTATTTATCAAGTATTGACTTATAGCTCTCAATAATCCTGTCAGTCTCGCTAGTCTTATCGTAAGTGATACTGAAGTCTTCGACCTTTTTAGAAGTAATCTTGTCGCCTCCCGCAAGTTTTACGGCAAACAGTTCAGATATAACTTGAGCTAGTTCTTCGGGAATTACTTTCAAACCAAATCCACCATGAACAGTTATTACGTCAGTATGTTTTGTGGGCTTATTCAGTACTATGTTGTCACAAAGCTGACTAGCGTTATCCCCTAGATAAGTAGCAAAGTCGACTGAATTAGAGTTCACTTTAACAGATTTAATTTCAGAACAAAGACCAATAAATACAGATCTCATCCCGTCTCTACCTTGAAAAGTTCGCTCTTCTTCTATATAGCCGACCTTACTACAAATCAGTGCTTCAAGCTTACTGATAGCTATTCGCAATAGGCTATCAAAGTTATCGCTTTCAAATGGAGTTAGGGAGCGTCGTAAATAGCCCTCAACTTGTTCTTTAGTCAAATTGTATTGCATATCTCAACGCTCCCTTTCTATTAAGCTTTCTTCAAACCGATTGCTGATTTCAAGCCAGACAAGCCACCACCGATGTAAAGCTCTTGCAAGAACTCTTCCTCGTTGGTCTCAAGCTTAAAGTTAGTGAAGGCTTCTACAGAAGTATCACCAACCGTCTTGTACGCACCAAGCACGACAACGTATGCGTCGTAGTCTGGGTCAGTTGCATCAGTGAACCATGTCGGCTCAATGATAGTAGCTGTGTCTAATACGTCTTCAGCCTTTGCACCAATCTGGAACAGGTATTTACCATCAGTACCCTTTTCAAAGCGTGCGCTTGTTGCAAAGCCTTTCTTAGCGATAAGAACAATCTCACCATCAGTGCGAATCATGTCCTTAGCTCGGGCTACAGCTTCAGCGCGGCTCATACCGGCTGCGATAGTCAACTCATCACCAAAGGTATTCTTTGCTTTTACGTCTGACTTGATAGAAGTAAATGACGTAATCTTGCGCTTGTCGCTATCTTCACGACCATCACCGATAACCGCAGCACGCTCAACTTCGCGAATAATTCGGGTAGGCAATTCGTTAAGAACATACTTCATCAATGCGCCCGTTGATTTATTTTCGCGAATAGTCTGCTTGTCGAGTACCAAGTACTTGTAAATCACACCAGCGCGAATTGTACGGCTTTCAAAGTCAATAACTTGCTGGTCTTTCTTTTCGCCCTTCTTGTGTCCACCTGCACGGCTAGTATCAGCTTCAACGTCAGCTTTGTCCCAAGTAACTTTGAATACATCTAGACCAGTCTTGTTCAATTTACTGAAGATTTCACCTGATGTTACAGCGTCTTCAATAGCAGAAACAACTGGCTCTGGTAGTTTGAAAAACTCTTTATCGGTCAAGTTATTCTTAACCAAAACATCTTGCCAAGCGCTCTTAACGTCATTAAAAGTACGACCAGCGTTTGCCATCAATACTTGTGTAAAATCTCGCACTGATGCTTGAGTTTTTAGATAGTCATTAACAGTAGGGGTTGTCGTAACCTCTGCTTGCTCTTTTGGCTCGATGATTTGAGCCTTTACGATTTCCTCGTTCATTTTGTTCTCCTCTTCTTTACCTGATTTATCTTCTACTGGCGTCTCAGGTGTATCGTCAGTAGGTTCTTCGACCTTTTCGGTCTCTTCGCTTTTTACTCGTGTAGCGATTGCCATAGCCGGTGCCAGACAAGCGTCTTTCACGACTGAGGTATAGCTAGCGGCAGCTTTCATAGCGTCAGACAAGCTTGTTTTCGCTTCTACTGCTTCGGTTGCAAATCCAAGCTCCACAGCTTCAGCGGCAGTCATCCATGTTTCAGCAGCCAACAGTTCTTCTATCTTTTCTTCAGATAGTCCTGTTCGGCTCGCATAAACTGGAATCATACTCTCACAAGTCTTCTCTAACATCTCAACAGCTCGACCTAATTCGTCTGCATTTCCAGCTGCAATTGTCCACGGCTTGTGAACCATCATCATTGCGCCAGGCAGCATAACGATTTCGTCGCCAGCCATTGCTATGAGAGACGCTATAGACGCGGCTAGTCCATCGACCTTCACTACAACACGTCCGTTATATTCACGGAGCATATTGTAAATCGATACACCAGCGAATACATCACCCCCAGGACTATTAATCCTTACTGTAATGTCGCCTGTACGCGCAGCTAATTCCTCTTTGAAAAGTTTTGGCGTAACATCGTCCTCGAGCCAACTCTCACTAGCAATAGTGCCATTGATAATTAACTCGTTTGAGGCTTCAGCTTTCGCCCACTTCCAGAATTTATCCATTAGCGTTCCTTTTTAAGGTTATTATTCGGCGCTCAAATGAGCATTGCCTTAATTTCATTCTGAGGTGCTATCGTGAGTGCGAGGCAGCTTCTCATCTTCAGTGAAGACAAGCTGTTTTATCTTGTCAGAGCAGTCAGTCGCGAATAGAACTTTAATATTCAATTTCGCTTTACATTTAGAGTTTGGGCAGATTAGACCCTGTATAGCAGTAGAAGTAACAGCTTCAAACAAATATCTACCACAATACTTACAGTTTATCTTTATCATTGTTTAATCCTGAATTTTGGGCGACCGCCACAATTAGGGTGAATAGGTCCGCCAACATTTTCTTCATAATCATTTACCCATGTGCCGCTGTCTGTTTCTATTGCTTCGTTAAGCTTAATCATCGGTTGAGCGACAGGCTTCCAGACCCCTTCCAATGCTCGACACTCTGGGCAATGTGCACCGACTGGATGATTTATAGTCTTTTCAATTTCTGCTCCTGTTTCAGCTTCGAGCTGTTTCATTGCTTCTACATCACCAACACTCTCAGAGCGCTGTATTTCAGTGCGAGCTAATCTAGCAACTCTGTATTCGTCAGTGTTCATGATATCTCTCAGTAAGTCTCTTGTCTGACTTTCGCTTAAATTATCAAGATGCGATCGCTCTAGTGTATCGTTGATGACCTTTTTAGTTTCATCATCATATGATTTAGCTACTCGTGTAAGATGTGAGCGGTAATCCGCTCTAGCAGTATCAGATAGAACAAACTCGTCAGTACTTTCAGTGTCTAGCCCTGCATTCTTAACCATGTCTAAGCCTTTTTTGTATTGATCTGTACCGCTAGAGATAAGCAATAGAGTGATTAACGCTAACGAATCTTCTATAAAACGCTCTAACTTGTCATCTTCAGCTTCATTTTGAGTACCAAGTTCTTGAATGGCTTGATCAATACGGCTTTGCATAAAACTCTTCGCAATATTATACAGTTTGTCGTACTCAGAAGCTTCGGCTTTAAGCGCACCTACTGTGCGTGGGTCTGGGGCTTTCTCCACTTCGCCGCCCTCGTCAACTTGAGGCTTGTCGTTTTCTATCTCGGTAGTGTTATTCTCGCCCAATTTAAGCAGCTTGTAGTTCTGTGGTAGTTTGAGTGCGTCGATAACTGAATCTAGTTCATAGCCTTTATCAACCAGCTTTAAGATAGTATCTGTGTTAGTTGCCATCACTTCTGCCTCAACCTTTTTACGGTCGGCAATTTCTGGGATTTCGTAATCAAAAGTAATAGCAACACCAATTCCACCAGTAATCCTATTGAGTTCATGCGTTAAACGAGAGTAAATTTTAAGCGCTCGTGGATAAACAACACGCTTAGCAAAACCACGCTCGGAAACGTCAGCATTTGAGTACTTAGCCTGGTCGTCAACTCCCTTAATAATCTGGCTAACACCATACGCCATGTCAATCCGCTTGTTTGCCTGTTCAAACACAGCTGCAAAATCAATATCTTTTTGAGATTGTGCATATGGTATCCACTGAATCTGTGCTTCAGCAGGCTTATTCGTTGTCGGGTCGATCGGACGATGAGAGTATGTAACGTTGCCGTTTTTACCAGCGCCGCGGTGTCGAGACTCCAACAGGTCAACCATGTCGTTATATTCACGAGCAGTACGAGCCGCAATGACAAACATACCAGCAGGAATCGCGTTATTCTCAAAGAAACCACGTTGGAAGTCAGCAATATAATCGTCTAGTGTAATCCATTGAGTAGCGGCTTCAGTTGGTGAGTATCCAGCGTATAAGTTGCTTGGGTCAACGCCTCCAGAGATTACAATGACTTGATCTTCAGTAAAAGTCTCAGCCCCTACTTGATAGTAAGTCTTATTGTCGCGGCGTGTAATACTTGGATGCTCTAAGAACGTGAATCCAGCAATGTTCTGACCTTTGAATCCATAATTCGTAGTCTTTACAGCTTTACCGTCCTCTTTCGCCCAAACTAGAATAAATGTATTACGATTTACTAAAGTAGAAACAATAAGCTTCTCGCTGAATGAAACGAAATCATCTGCTTGGTTAGGATGATAAAGAGCATTAAGAATTGGATTGTTCTGTACGGTCTTGCCATTCGAGTCGATGACTTTTGGCATGATAGTGATAAACTCGTTAGTAATCGCTTGAATATTTGGATAGGCGGAATCGTATTTACTTGCGCAATAGCGACTATACCAGTCTCCTGTATTAAAATTAGCTAACGAAGAAATGCCCTCAACCTTTACTTGAGATTTTGGCTTAAAAAGTGACAATAAATTCATAATACTATTATCGTTACCTATCGTACGCCACCGTACTCTATCTGTGGGATAAACATCTCGGTAAGCCTATACCTAGCGGCATCTAGGGCGTGATCATCACCGTCTTGTGGTACGTTCAGACTTTTACCTGACCTATCAGTTGCCCACATATATCTTAAATATTCTTTCTGTAGATTGGTTGAGTTCTTTGTGTATTTAATATTAAGCTCGCTCATCTTATTAACGCTCCATTGTCTATAAGTCTGTTTGACATCACCACTAGTCTTAGTCACTCCTTTAACCGTACAGCCTAGCTCTACAAGCTCAGCAATATCTTTAGGTGCGGCACTATCCGCAATCCCTAGCACACCAGCCAGTCCTTCTCTGTGAATAACCTCTGAGATATCCTTATTAAACAAACCTGTGCTGTAAAGTTTCTCATCAAGGATATATCCGTCAGCTTCTCGATAAACACAAACAAGCGCTGTCGGGTCATTCGTAAATCCGAAGTCTAATCCATAACCTATTAGTTCAGCGTGCTCAGGTATCTCGTTGATAGATTGCCAGCCATGGAATACTAGACCTTCCAATTCACCAATCTGTCCCTCGCCATAGACTTTCCACCAGTTCTTATTAGAGCGACGCCTTTCGATTGTAGCAATAATACTATCTTCAAGAGCTTCATTATCTTTATAGGTTACGATAACGAAATCGACATCATCACGTCCTACTAGTTCATGCGCCCAGTATTCAGCCGTTGGGTTGTAGTCAAGATAAATAAACTCACGTGTACGAACTTCTAGCTGATTGAATGCATCTTCTCTGATTAAGTTAGCCTCATTGATAAATAGGACATCTCGTCTAGGACCTCTAGCTTTGTCGTCATCAAGGGATACGAACTCAAACATCGTTCCATTAAATAACGTAAAAGTGTAATCTGATTTGTTCTCTTTGATTCTGTAGTACTGCCAATAATTATTAGCCGTGAGTATATTCTTGAAGTCTCGCAATGCACCTCGCTTAAGATGAGGCAGGTTGATACTCGCGATGGTTATTATCTTGTCTGGGTTTTTCGTAGCATACTCAAGTAACAATAATAGTATAGCTATTGTCTTGCCAGCACTTGTACCACCTTGAACAATGCGGATACGCTTGTTGAGCCGCTTTATCTTATGATAAGTGGAGGTCTTGCCAAACACGCTACTCTTTCTTTGATAAATCCTCTAGCGGTTTTGGCGCTTCAATATTAGTTTGTTCGATGGTTTGTTTTGGCGTACCGTACACCTGATTAATCATCGCCTCAATCTCTTTCCACTGAGCTTTCTTTATAGCTGTAGCTAATTTACGTTCAAACAGGCTTCTATTCGGGTCTTCAGAGATTTTCTCCAGCTCCTGTTCGGTAAGCTTAATCATCTGCTCGAGCTTATATCGTGCCGTCTCTGTTTTCTTCCAGGCGCCATTATGACGACGTTCTGGGTGTGCCTCAAATCCTGGTGGCGTTGGAACTCCATTCCTGCCAACCGAGGGCTTGCGTTGCTTTCTAGGGACTGTTTGTGTTGTCATTTTATTATCTCCACTAAAATTATTATTAAACCTATTGCCGAAATTGGCTTCAACAAATAACTAAACTCAGTCATTGATAATATCCACATCAATGCTGTCGTCCACACGCCAGTACAAACCATGCACTCTAAAACACGCACTTTTCTATTAATCAGCATTGATCGTAATTTACTAAATATATCAAACGGACCTGACGTAGCAGTCAATAAGTAAGCAAGAGCAAATCCAGCTAGAGCTATCATTCTTTATCTCCTGGTAATTTGCCTAACGGATAGGCTTTATTGTCAATAACGCAAAAAGGTTGTGGTAACTTCCAGACAGCCGCTTCTTTATAAAAACTTTCACTTAGAGGTGTTCGGATGACTTGAACTACATATCCATTATTCATAGCGTATTCTTCAAGGCGTTCCATCTGCACTTTGTAATGACCGCAACTTGCACATTCTTTTTGATAGACTTTAATAACTTTTGTCTTCATCGCACAAACCTCACTTTTCTATTAGTTAAATCAGGCAACCCTCTTGCTTTTTGAATAGCTAAATCGTATTTATTCGCCCTTTCGAAGACTTCCTGGATAGTTATTTTCTTTCGTTCCATTAGAAACCTACGAAAAGGAGAGAAACTGCGACTGTATGAAGTTCTGTCGTAGACAAACCAGCGATGAAATACATACACACATTCTCTATCGCATACATAAATAGCTTCATGACTGTAGAATATGACTGTTAAATTAGATACTTCGCGTATCGGTATGTAGTCTATTCTTCTAGTCACTTTCGCCACCTAGCAACTCCCAATTGTTAAAGAAATAAAAAA